ACCAAGGTTCTGCCTACAGCATCTACTATGTCGGTACTGTTTCTAAATCCAGTATCTACAGATTCGCCATTAATTGTTACAAATATAGATGCGGTGTAATCATAATTGGCATTGGTCAAGAACAAGTTGGTGGCGCCATCCGCAACAAATTCCTGATAATCTAATATTCCTAGACCGCCCAAGCCAATGGATAATATTTCAATTACTGATCCAACAGCCGGTGGCACTGCAAATTCAACATTGAAATTTTCTAAATCTAAAGTATAATCAGTACCGTACACTTGTTTAATTTTGTTAATATATACCAATACTGAATTATTTTTTAACACAGTTTGTCCTATAGCGTACACTGTATTGATGTCATTACCTTCAGTAATCTTAGATTGCAATGTGGCTGCACCAGATACTGTGTTGTTGTATACTTTGATAGACACGCTATCTAGTACCTGACCTGGGATATTTTCTTCAGGAGCAGGAACTTGCTCAGGACTAATAAAACTTCCGCCATTGATAGTAATTTCTTCTGCGGTTGTTCCTGAAGCAGTAATATACGCACTATCAATTGCTGACAACGTGCCGCCACTTATACTGGTATCTAACAATTGTTCGTCAGTAATAGTAACCGAGCCGTCACTTTCTATCGGGCGGAATATTAAAATATCGCCTGCATTGGTTTGAATATATCGACCAATTTCCACATCACGTAATGTTCCATCACCTACAAAGGTTGGCATCTGAGCAGCAGGATTTATTATTGATGCAGAATCCCACGCATCGGTGTAATTAGGATCATCTATTCTTGTAGATGTAGTTTTGCCTGCTCGTTTGATATAGATGTTTATTTCTTGGCCGTTGGCAGGGATATATGGCAATGTTACATCTGTTGTGCTTCCGTCACACACATTATAGTAATCAGAACTTGCTTCCACACTGTCCCAGTTGTCTGTAAACCATGGCAAGGCGTCCCAGCCGCCAGTAACATCAAATGTTGTGCCTTGTATTTGTACTCCGCCAAAGTCAATACCTGTCATTAACTGATTTAACTCTTTGCCAGCCATTCCAGCTGTTGGATTATATTTTTGTTCAATACGATTTACTGCATCAAATAATTCTATGTTTTTATCATAATTTACAATAATTACATCACCAGCCGCAGGAGCTGTATTGAATATAATTTTACCTCTTAGTAACGAATAACTATCTGTGTTTGAGTAATATAATGTTAATGTGTAATCACTATTCAATACCAATTGATCATTTTTTGTTATTGAAAAAGTAGTTTTATCTCTTGTTGGAGCATATGACAATTCAAATACTGCTGTTAATCCAGATGCAGTAAATGTTTCTAACTGTGAGTATGCAGTATAAATTCCAGTTGATGTAATCCTGTCAAATTTAACACCTACATTAAACGTTCTTACTAATGTGTTTCCTAGTACTGCAACAGCTTTGGCTATTACTGCTCCAGCAGGGTTACTACCTACTAAAGAAATTGTAGGCGCAACAGTATATCCGGTACCGCCAGTTAGAACTACTACCCCAGAAACTCGACCATTAGAGATGTATGCTTGAGCGGTGGCGCCGGTTCCATTACCAGTAATCAACACTGTTGGCGGAGATGTGTATTGAGAACCTGGTTCGTATACTACAATTTCTACCACAGAGTAACTGTTGTTATCAGTCCACCACTTCCATGGATATATATCTAACTCACTACGACCTATAGTAACTGGAACAACTTTTCCATCGGCTACAGAAAAAGTTGCAGGCAAATCAAAGTCTGACAATGCAGAACCTGATAATTCAAGTGATTGGTAACGACTTACATATTCTCTAACTGTTGTTCTATACGGTTTAACTTCGTTGATGTAATCTTGATAATTTGATAAATTATCATTTCTATAGTTTGGTGGGTTTTCTAATGTTCCAACATTATGAATGGCATTTACAAAACTGGTCTTGAACATCCAATCCACATATGTTTGCTCAGACAGAATGTATCTCATAGATGTAAAGAACAACTTATTCCACTCTGCTGAGTAATCTCCATTGTTGGATGTAAAGATATCTTCTTTAACAGCTTTAAAAATATTTCTTAATTCTATAGAATTATCGATGTCATATCCAGTGTCATCAAATGCCTGTGTATTATCAAATCCTATTCCTAAAATAGTGTTGTCATATAGCGATGCATTAAATTGTATAGTACCATTTTCTCTTCCAACTTGAGTGAATTGATCTAGGAAAGTTTCTTCTGTATTTTCAACTTTTACGGAATTTAATTTCTTTTCAAACACTGCCCATCCACCATCTTGGAATTCTTTAATTCTTATTAGATCACCGGGCAGTATTGTGTATAATACTATTTCAAAAATGCTTAATAGTTCTCGAGTAACTCTGACATTTTTGCTATATCCAGTTTCCCACCAATCAGCATAACTCCAATAACGAGTTGTGTCAAAGGCCTGTGTCTGACTTCTAAAGAACACTCTTCGAATATCATCCCACGAATATATGCTCCAAAAGTTATCAATAGTAGAATCATTTTGAACCAACACCGCAAAATATCTAATTGTTGCAGATACGGTGCTGTATTTTTTACCTCTAGAAGTAACTGTAACAGAAATTATTCTGCCTTGATTGTCCAGTACAACTGTTGCACTTGCTCCTGATCCATCGCCAGAAATAATCACTAGCGGAGTCACTTTGTATCCAAATCCAGGATCAATAATATCAATGGTATCTAATTGACCATTTACTAGATTAGCAGATAGAATGGCTCTTTTTGTTCTAACTACACCTACATTTTGTAGATCTATTTCAGTGTTTACTGTAGCATCGTATAAGTTTAGTACCGTGGCAGGTGCAACATCTACTGAATTTAAATTTGAAAAATTAATACCTGAAGCAAACGGGCGTTGTAGTAGCACAGAATTAATATTGTTAATTGCAATTTTAAGAGCTGCTGTTCTATCAACGAACATGCTTTGACGTGGTCTGTATGATACTCCGTACTTTTGTTTGGCAGAGAGATTGCTGTCTGGCACTCTATTACCAACCGCATCGTATCCTATCAAACTATCTATCCATTTATTTTCTAGTTTTGCAGTAGGAAGACTTGTTGCAACACCTTCAGACAATAGCTGATATTCGCTATGAATTGGTATAGAACGTTGTATATTATCTTTGTATTTGAAATTTAATAAAGCAGTGTCAGAACCAATAACAGAATCAAAATTATAAGTTAAAAATTTATCAGCATCAATTAATGCTATAAATGCTGTACCTGTGCCAGCAGGTGACGAAATCAAGTTTGTAATCTCTGAAGCTGATCTATTTCTGCCTGGCATGTTATCTGGTGTTACTGCTTTGCCTTTGACCCAGTAATAGTAAAGAGTTTGATTTACTGTTCCTGTAGTTGTGCTGAACAGTTGTTTGATACTGTAGGTGTCATCATTAGGATATAATGGTTGTCCTGAAATTCCTTGCACTGATCCTGCATTTGTATCTGCTATTGAAGCCCATTCGCTAGGCAATAGAGCAGTTTCGACCCATTCGTAGACATCAACAGATCCACCCTGAGTCAGTTGGTTCCAGTTGCCTACTCTGTATGCTAACTCTCCTTGCTCGGCATACAGCCATTTGGCTGTTCCAATATTCCACCATAGTTGTCCTACATTTTTCTCCATCCAGTTGATTACAGGATCAACTACTGAGACCTCTGTTCCAATTGTATAAACTGCAGGATCGTATGCTGTTTTAAATTTAATTTCTTGTTCTGCAATGTTGAGAATTTTTCCTTTTGCAGGATCTACATAGTCAATATCTTGAATTTTAACATTGTTAACATTGTCATATAATTCAATGCTTTTAATTTTTCTCAAGTCAACAACAGCTTGTTGCTGGGAAGTTACTGCCCAAGAATCAACATTTTCATCTTTCTTAAACAATCGTACATTACCCACAAACGTGCCTGGGTAGGTAACAACTCCATCCTGATTGCTCTGAGGTATTCTGTAATATGGAGATCCCACCACAACTGTTGATCCTACACAATCAACACTGGAACCAAATCCTTCGTTTGGTGCAAAAAAATCTTCTAATTTTTCAGTCAAGAAAAATACCTGATCTTTTTTGTCAAATATGTATACGCCTCCGGTGTATCCTTGATCAATGTAGAACGAAGTTCTATTCTGATCAAATGTTGTGCCGTTGATTATGTCAAAATTTACAGGATAGTTATTGTATGCGTTTCTTGCACCTACAGCTACTTTTGCACCGTCTGGACTTATAGATACTCCATACCCAAAATATTCACCTGGGTAACGTTCAAAACTTTCTAATTTTTGTTGCACTCTAAATTCTGTTGTGGCAGAATCCAATGTCATCAAATACACAGAACCTTGAGTTTGATAATTAAAATCAGATCGTGGACTTGAAACAACCAATGTTGTTCCAGAGGAATCGATATCCATTGCAAATCCAAACTGGTCGCCTGTGCCAACTACCAGGCCAGAATCTATATCAGTAAATGACGAAATAGATCCAGCGTTGATCATTTGTGTCAATTGATATAGGTCATAACTTGTTTTTTTATAAACAAAGATTTTGCCAGACGGTGTGGTTGTGCTATCTCCTACAACTTGCCAAACAGCGCTGTCCGATGGATCTTCGTTTAAGCTTCTATATGTAGAATCAGGAGACAGGCCAGGGTCTCCTAACTTGTAGTATTGATAGGAATCAGCTGTCGCTGGATCTGAGTATTTTACTACTTCGCCTTCTACATATTCGGTATCGGTTCTCCATACACCTCTGTAATTTGCAAAATATTGACCATCACTATCTGGTGCTCCTACCACAAGGATGGCCGCATCGTGACTCATTGCCATGCTGAATCCAAAGTGATCTTCTTGCTTGATTATTTCTGCTAGTTGGTTAGCAGATAATAATCCTGTTATTCCGAATGCCAGTGTAGAGCTATCGTCCTCTAATGCAATATTGGTTGGTAGCGAACAGTTAGTAGAAATTTCACTAACCTTTGACCAGTTCATTGAATCTAATGTCAGTGTGCTGCCATCGCCGAACTGATCGACTGTTGCTTGCCACAGGTTTCCTTTTACTGCTTCTGCAATTGGATCCACTGCTGCTTGCCATACAATATCGCCTGCATAATAATTTTCAGCAAAGTTGTATAATCCTCTATATTGAGGATTTTCCATATGAGCCCAGGCTGCGCCACTATTTTTAAACAAGTAAACTCTGCCAGAACCATTTTGAGAACCAACAGCACTAACGGCAAGATAATAATTTGTTCCATCAAATCCAGCAGTGATTTCAGAACCAAACTTTTCTAAGTCTGCAGGACGAGGACTGGCAAATGCTGCGGTATTGGTATAACGGCCATCGATGTATGTGTAGATAGCAATCATACCTTGATTCAGTAATCCAGTATTGCTTCCTGAAGAAGTAACTGGAATACTAGTTGCCAATTCCCAATCGTCTGTATTGACTGTTGCAGTAGTACTGCCATCGCTATCGTTACTGCTTAATGCTTTCCATAATCTGCCTTCGTACAATACAACGTCATCTTGAAGGTAACGGGCATCTGGTCCCCATTCGCCTTGATAGTTACAAGGTACTCCACTTGCTTGCGGAATTCCAACAATTAAATATTTGCCATCTGGAGAAATTGTCATGGCATTTCCAAACGATCCCACAGAAATATTAAAAGTTCCCACTGGAGGAGAAATAATTTGTTTTATTTGTAGTCCAGTGTCAGTTTCTACATACACATTGATGATTCCGGAACCAGGAATACTTGTAATAATTTGTTTATGAGTGTTGTCGTATACTACTCGTTTTCCTGCATTAAGTGGAGTTGTAGTTCCATATTCAGAAATTAACTTAGGCGAATACACATTATTTTTTTCAACTACTTCCCATAAGTCACTACCATTTTTGTCAATAAACAATCTGGCTTTGTTTTTTAATACTGCATTTACTGCTGGATCTACTGCATCGTAAGAAGAAAATCTTGCCTCAACTAATAATTGTAGATTGATTGTAAAGGCAGTATCAATTGTAACTTCTGCCAACGGACCTGTATCGCTGATAGTGATTGTGTTGTTTGTAACACCTATAATTGGATAGAATCCAGTTAGATCTTGTAACTCTCTAATTCCAACATATTCACCAACTGTTAGATCATGAGGTCTATTCAACGTGATTGTTACTGTGGTGTCGCTTTGACTTTCGGCTGCAATAATATATAAAAGTGGTGATTCGTTGACTCTCAATACTGTCCATGAATCTTTATCTGATATTATCCAGATATGATCATTTTCATTTACTGTAGCAATGTCAAGTGTTACTAGTTCTGTTCTGTTTGAAAGAACATGGTCGAAGTCATTAATTGAAACATAACCTGCTGTCATCATAGGTTCTGCTGCTGTCGACATGAAATTAATATTAGTAGAGTACGGAATAGCAGAAATAGTAAAGTCTGTCTGTGTTACTCTGTAATTTTGATCCGTAATATTATTAGACACTGTTGACTGTACTAAAAACGGTTGAGGATTTAATTGAAATTTATTTTTTTCTAATTGTATTTCAATTTCGGTAATTTCGTCTGTGCCGCCTAGACGTCCTACCAAGAATGCCCATTCTTCATTGAGTACAATGCTGTCTGCCCCAGAGCGACTCAGTTTACTAAAAATTTTAGTAATAGCATTGGCTGTTCCTTTTTCTCTTATGAATCCTTGATACAATTGAAATTGTGTCACAGGATCTGCTGACAGATTCTGCAAATAAGTTCGTGTTTGGTAACCAATTGTGTGTCGTGCTAGATCTCTGTTGCTCTTGTCTAGACCTTCTGAAGTTACTTCGAAGTAATCTGCAAATCCATTAATTTTATAATCAAAGTTGGCAACCAATTGTTTAGTAGGTGTAGTGTCTAATCTAGTCCAGTATGTTTCGTCAAAAGTAGCTTCGCCTAGTTGATTTTGTAAACTGGTCCAGTTATAACTTCTGTAGACCACAATGTCACCTAACTTATAATCAGTGTACGGTAACCATGCTTGGATATTAACATTGTCAAACAAGAATCCAGGGCTGGTATAATCACCGTCCCAATCAGTTGTTCGAAACCCTTGTACCTTGATACGGCCTTGACGATATCCTGTAGTCTTATCGTAGACAATGTCGTTGAACACCGTACGATCATCAAAAATAGTTACATGTTCTTTTAATACGTAATATAGTTTTAAGTAATAAATGCCATCGGTCGTGTTTGTGGTAGTAACCGTGATGTTTTGAAAACTTCTGTTCACATCAATGAACTGCGGCGGTAACGGCTTGCCATCACCTGTGAGGACTTGATAGTTATAGAATCCATCTAATATGCTGTCAGCAACTCCAACTGGCACAGTGATGTTAACTTTTTGTGCTGACGGACTGATAGAGATTAATGCTCCAACTTGCCAGTTATGCTTGGTCCAGAACATGAATTCTTTAGAAGAACTTAGCCAGTCTTGAGACACTTTGTTTTCTGAATCATAGTTGTCAAACTTAAATCCAACACTGTTTAAGTATGCTTCATACCCTAGTAAGAAATCTACAACCTGTTGAATATTTGTAAACTGGGTGCCATAACTCAACTGTTTTGTAGATATGGTGTTGAATGTTTTTCTTCTAAATGCTTCAACTGCCCCTACCTGAGGAACGCCTGGCAACTTTTGCCACAATGTTGTATCGAATAATTCGCTACTGGTATGTGTTTTTAATGCTCTGTAAAAAATGTTTCCATTTCTAACCAATGTTCCGTTGTTGTATAGTTTGTTATCTGTCCAGTCAAGAAAGTTTTCGCTCACTCCGCCCACTGAGATCAATGGATCTCGTTGATTGGGCATGGCTTGAAAATAATTAAAATATGGAGCTATATCGTCATATCCATTAATTACCCAGCCGCTGCTTGTCTTTTCTAAAATAACACCACTGTATGTAATACTTGCAATAGGAGCACTTACATTAAAGATAATATCGTAGTTCTCTTGTGGAACAAATATACTGCTGGATGTTGCATTTGGATTTTTACTATCTAACAAAAATCTTTGTTGGGACTGGTCCACAAATCCAGACATTCTATATGACAAGGCAACATCAAGATTAGAAATTTTATCCCACAACGTACCAGGATTAATTCCTTTAGATTTAACGTAGTCAATAATGTATTTTACAAGACCAATATAGATATCATCTTTATGCGTTACAAAATCAGTCAGCTTGACAAATGTTTCGGTGTCGCTGTGAATTGTTTGGTCTAATAAATTTTTTGATACTCTTGATCTATCAAAACTGTCAGAGATAAATTCAAAAGGTTTTAGCAAGCACATGGCTAGAGTTACAGCAAACGGCCATTCCGAGCTGGCCCTCCAGGCATATTCTGCAGGTCCAATATCACCAAATCTAAAAGGTCCTTGATTGTTAATCAAAGAAAAGTTTTGTGCTAATCCAGAATCTAACGGGCTCAATAGTATGCCATCGTTGTCAACTGGGATATGACTCAACAATGTTGGTCTTTTGTAACGAGCATACGTTCCAGCTCTGTTGCCTTGACGAATGATGCCGTTTGATAGATCTTCCCACAAAATTAAATTGCCGCTGGTGTAAGGAGCAGCACCATACTGGTTTTCCCACCAGGTAGGTTTCTGACTAAAACCTAACATTTCCCAAGGGCAACGATGTGGCCGATCAGTGTCGTAAAATGACTGATATACACCTCTCCAATATCCTAGCAGGCTAACTGTTTTGGTTGGATCTGCCATTCTGGAATAGGTATATGTAAAACTATCTTGGCTATCAAAGTAGGTGTTTAACGTGTAGTTGATGTTGGTATTTTGAATCCACTTTAAAAATTCTTGATTTACAATAGCATCAAGCTGAGATTTTTCGTAAATACCTACGCCGTTATATCCGCCAACAATATCATCAATGTTAAAAATATTTTCATCGTATTCTTGTTTAATATTGTTATAAATTCTATATTCTAATTCTAATAACAAGTCATCTCGCACATCACCAAATGTTGCACTAATGCTACCATCGTGTCCTTGAATTACTTCTCTAGGTTCAGTATAAGTGTCGTCTATAAATTTAGTAGGAGTATATTTTTTATACAAGCCCATTGACGTTGGTGTAGGAGGAATATAGTTTGTTGAAGTTGAGATGTATTCCCTAATTTCAACCCGGTCACCTTCTGCCAACGTTATCAATAGTTGAACAAAGCCAAATGTAGAATTAAATGTGTAATCAACTACATTGAGTAATTGATTTTCATTGACATATACATACACTGCTCGTGTACTTGGCGTTATGAGATCAAATTTCTCTGATAATGCATATGTAACAATTCCAGTGTCTTCGACGGTATAGTTAATTGAAGTATATGCGCCTGCTCCAATCATGTCTGATACAGCAAATGAACTATCTATTGTTTTAGTTTTGGTCAGGCTGTTGATGATATCATCAACAAAGTTTGCAGTATTTTCATTGAAATCAATATCTAATGCTCGTGCCAGGAAATTATTTTTAAAATCAGTGTAGGATTTTCTAGCATATTGAATTGATTTAATAACGTTGTGTGTTTTATCACACAATGTCATCATAGTAATAGGAGTTAATCCTGAATGTTTTAAAAAACGTTTACTGTATTGTTGATATGATGAAAGGTCGCGTAGGTTGGAATTTCCTGGCACTATTCCTGCAATGTCTGTATTGAATTCTAAAGCAGTTGATAAGTGATCAATTGCTTGTCCAAGAGTAAACAACTGTAAGGAACTATTAAGCGGATTCTTTTCTAGCCCTACAGGAATTTCGTAATATCCTTGTTCAGGAATTATGTCTCCAACTAGTTTTATTGAAACTGCATCGTTGACCAAAAACTCTGTACTAAACGTAAATGTACCCAGATTTCTAGTCCAGGTTCCGGTATACTTGTTTCCGTTGACGTAGAAATTAATAATTGGATCTACAGTGATATTTTGCCAGATAACTGTGTTAAATGTCAACGTATTAGATGCAGTACGTACCACCTGACTATCAATTATAGGCTGAACAAATTCATTGCTAAATTCTATCCATCCATTGCTGTATTCTGTCTGAGCAATATTGTTGAATTTATAAAATCCTGTAGAAAGATTTTTAGTTTGAATAAATCTTGTTAAATTATAATTAAAAGATTCAGTGTCCCATGCCCAGCTAAATTGTATGTCGCCAATATTGTTAATATTAAGATAATCAATACTGAATCCTAATTCTTTATCAACTACGCTGGTTCCTAATTTGTAACTTAATATTTTACTTCCACTAAATGTGCTGGAGGCATAATTTACAGGATCTGCAAAACTCACTCCATTAGAATCGTATGCATCAAATAATGGTGGCTGATTTACATCAGTCTTGGCCTGACTCTCTACCCAGCTGGTTCCGTTGTAGTGGAACATTTTACCGCCATTGACTGTTCCTCGTTGCACCAACACACATTCTCCAACTGTTGACAATGTGTCAGCAGTTTCTATAAGATGTAGTTGACGTGAATTTTTAAATGTTACAAATGAAACTTGATAAATTTTATTATTTGCAAGGTTGTCGGTGTCTGCAACAAATAATACTCTTGCTCCTTCGAACAAGAACTCTCCATCAATATTGTAGCCAGCACTGCCTTCTATATTACTAAAGATGTCAGTGGTAAAAGTATCTATATAATCAACTGTGGGTTTTGCTACAGCACCATGATTGAATAGCTGTAGATTTGAATTAAATTCAATAATTGGTCGTTTGGCTCTTAGAGATTCGGTCGCTGGAAAATCTACTCCTCTTAAAGAGTATGCCTGTTCTAATACACTTCGGTGAAACCAACGATTGTAACGACTCCATGGATTAGAATCCACGCTGTCTCGTTTGATAGTTATGTAATCTTTAAAAGTTGGATATGCAGTAGCATCGTCAAATGGTTGAGTATCAAATCCTTCATTGTCGAACAGCACCTCGGGCACTTCTGTTGTCAACACTGGAACTATTAAATCAGCAAATCGGGTAAGAGTAATAGCTTCTCCAACTCCTTCAACTAGCCAGGTGTCTGTGGCATATTTAGAAGGCAGTACTGTTCCTCTAAATTCGAGAACCATTCCGTTGGATAGAACTACCCCGTTACTGGATGTATATGTAGATTTTCCTACAATTTCTTGTTCGACATTGATACTTGTATTGTTTTCAATGTTTGATATTAAGAATCTACCAAACATATCAGGAGTAATTAAACTTTGATAATAAAGTACATCCGGTGCATCATAAGGAATATCAAATGTCAATACTCCGTTTTCAGTTCCGTTGTTGGTTATTCCTTTTGGGTATTCTAGTGCTGTACCAGCAGATGCTGGTTCAACATAACTCCAGTCTTGACTATCAATAGTAATTGAACTTCCATCAAGCGGCGAAACATCTACGTTGGCTCTCCATAACTTGTTGTCAAACACAGCCAACTCACCAGCTCTATATGCTCTAACTGGTTCAAATATCAAAGATCCAGTATCGTAGTTTGTTCTAATTGAAAATCCCTGACCTGGTGCATTGATTCTAAATTTGTATGTTTGTCCTCTGTACAATGTGATTGTAGGGTTATTTGTATAAGAATCCGGAGTGAATACAAAAGAATTTCTAGTTGTTCCTAATACCACCTTGTAGGTGCTGGTGATGCTGGCAGATTGTCCGGCGATTGCAATACTGCGTGGACCATTTGGTTCCCAGTAGTATTCTCTATAGTTAATAAATTTGTCCCAGTCAACTGGGGGATTCAATGTATAGTGCTGCTGTCCTGTAATATTGTCGTCGCGTTCGTCTGTATTTCCGAAGAACTTTAATTGATTTTTAAAATCAATATAGTCGTAAAAATTTTCTACAGTATTATTGTTTTTATAAACAACACCAGGCTCTAATTGATATCTACTTCTTAATGTGTTGTCTGCATCTACATAAACATCTGATCCAATGTATGTCTTGTCGTATTTGCGACCTGCATACCCAACTACTTTGTCTAACACGCCTGGTTGAACCAGTGGATCTAGTACGCCTGATAAAAATTTATCATTGGCACTTGTTTGAAAAATGACTGGTAGAAGATCAACTGTTCTTCTAATTGGTACGCCGCTATTGGGATAAAATTTGTTTGCCATGTTCTTTAAAATGTTGATGTAACTACATTATTAATACTTGTTCCAATTTCTGCTGCTGTGATAGCCGTAACTATTTCAACATCGTCTACTGTTGCTCCGCTAACTAAAATTTCGTCTGATCTACTTTGAATTTCAAACAAACTACCAAATACCTGCGAGAATTGTCTAGGAACAATAACAATATTTGCTAGGTCCGGAGCAACTGTATTTAGAATATAAGTTGTCATTTCGCTCATGTAAAATCTATCTCCAAAATCCCAGTTTTTTATATCAAAGAAATTATTAATTGCTCCAATAACTCTAACTTTTAAATCATTGTCATTGACAGTTCTACCTGGATTTTTAACAACCTTAAATGTTGCTTGAAGTTTTTCATCTGCCTTGCTACCAAATAACACTTTGTACTTAACTGAATGATAAATTATTTCATCGCTTAACGATTTAATACTAGATAAATTGGTTCCAAAAGAAATTCTTAAACTGTCACTGTCAGGAGCAACAGGTTCTGTTAATATAGCTCCTGACAAATACAGTCTGTAATCATCATTGTAAGATCTTGTCAACATGTACAAATCAATTATGTTGCTAGAACTTGGATCTATTCTGCGGTTCTCACTGGCGTTGTGTGTGTATTGAAATTTTAAATTGCGACGACCTATATTAGCCTTGTAATTTGTGATCAAATCTAATGTGTTGGTTGTCCTATTGACTTTTTTAACCACGTCAACATCAACATCATAAAAATAAATTAACTGATCTGCTGGATACGTTACTGTATCTGTAAAATCAACTAGTGATTCTTTTTCTCTAATTAAAATAAAATTATTAGAATTGTCTAACAATTCAAAGAACGTAGATCCGTATTGGTCAGTTGTTTCTTTAAAAAATAGATAGTTTAATTGTTGGTCTATTCCTACAATTTGCTCAAACGAATCTGGATTATCAATAACTCCATTATTGTTAGAATCGTAAAATGTCAATTTGATTTCGTTGGTACTTTCATACCCATCATCAAATTTAATTGTGTCAATTAACGTAAACGGAATATCTTGTTTTAATTCTGTAATTGAATTGCTTCCTGTGTTTATTCCAAGTACTTTTACTTGATCCTGTATTACTGCACCTACACTGTCATTGTACGACTCTTCGTTGGTATCAAGATAAAATCTGTTTTGGTTAACACTACCAAACACGTACATTAGCTTTCTTACTCTGATTGTGTAACTATCTGCTTCTTTAACAAATGCCACACTCCATGAAGCATCAGCATTGGTATTTGTAGTGTCTCCTTCTTTTCCTAAACTAAAGTTGCCAGCAAGATTAAGATTAGACGAAGTAACAATGTTCCAGCTTGATGTCAGCATATTGTATCTTAAACCAAAATTTAAATTTTGAAACGCCTGATTTACAATTTCAGTCTGCAACGATATAGGTAGATTGTTTACAAATCTAGGAACAATTCTAGTAGCAATTGCACCAGTTGGCACTTGATCGCTCAGGGTGATTGGGCCAAGGCCGCTGGTTAATACTCCTCGGCCAGCATTGGTTCCATCTCCTACAATTTGAACAGCTTCAGTCCATAGTCTATCAGTTTGCGCTGGATCTGTTGCATCAACTACAACCAATTTACTATCTTTAAATGCAAATCCTGCTGGTGGAACAAATTTAATTAATGCACCAACATAAAAATATTTTAAACTGCCTGTAGAATAATTAGAAACTTTTAATAACGAGCTATCGACACGATTTTTAAAATAGCCAGTTGGAGTTGTGGTTGTGACTGAAACCCATTCGGTATCAACATCTGTGAATAAAATCTTGTCAAAGTTTGTGAAGTAAAAATTATAAACTTCGTCGTTGGTAAATTGAGGTTCAACGGTGTTGTTGATAAAATTAATAATATCTATTCTACTATTGAATTTAAAAGACAGTGTGTTTTCCCCTGTCTCTTTGAATAGGTATCCGTCATCGCAAAAAATGTTAACCGAGCTGTATTTTCCGGATGCATCAATAATATCATAATTTCTTGAAATACCGCTAGAGGTTCTGTTAATTGCTTTGATCTTGATAAGATTTTGTGAGCTAGATAACGGTGCTAAATTATAATCCTCAGCTGTGATCATTCTATTCTGAGTATAATATACAGCTGGTGCATTGGTTCTAATAGAATCAATATCCTCAGATGCTGCTGAATTTGCAACTGTTGATTGTAAAGCAAGCCCAACTGTTAATGTATGCGCAACTCCTGTAGAATTTACATAGTTGATACTGATATTAATTCCTCGCATGTCTCCTGGATATACAGTATAGGATAATCCATTGCCTGTTCTGTAGTAAACTCTAAACGCACCCTGTGGTAAATTGCCGTACACTCCATCGGCAAACACCAGATCAATATTGTCATTTTCTTTCGTGTTTATGGCATATATATCTCTAATATTTTGATTTACACTGTTGTATGCAATGTTGTTTCCTACTAACGAGGAAACTTTTGTCCACTCAGACAACTGTGATCCGGTTGAAGTTAGTGAAAATAACCATACGTCATCATTGTTGATGTTTGATGCATCAACAGCAATTTTTTCATTTGTTGTAGGCACATCAACTGAAAAATCAGCAAGCTCTAATGTGCCTTGGCTGAACAACAAAAAGAACCCAGTGTTGGCATTGCCAGGACCTGCTCCGTTATTTTTGTACACAAATCCCAATTGATTTCCCGGTACTGGAGGTTCTTCATAGATGTTTTCACTATTAGCAAACGCTGTACTAACTATTTCAAATGGCATACCCCTTGATGCTACTGTTTTAGTGAATGCGTACAGTGGTACATCTGTGGTGGTTGTTCTAAAACGATATTGTTCTGTGGGAATACCCTGAATAGTGGCAGATCCTTGACTGCGGCCAAATTCTGTATTGTCGCTCATGGCAGAATTCAGTACCAGAATAAACTGTTCTAACCAGTTGGTATTTGTAGGATCATTCCAAGAAATAGTCTGTTGTGCTAGATTTTTGCCATTGCTGTCGAGAATAGTATCTGTTGTGGATATTGAAGTGAATTTCAACAAGCCTGTTGCAGCAATGTTTCGTTTGGCATTGTAGCTCAGCATGCGAGCAATACGTAGCACGCTTTCTTTTGTTTCTGCCAGCTCAATAAAATTCTCTCTGCTGGCTAGATCAATACGGAAGGACAGACTTTGACCAAGAAAAGCAATGGCATCAATAAGAGCCATGTACTCCGAACTTTCAATGTAATCGTTGAAATCTTCTGGGTAATTTTCACGTAGATATGTGATGATAACCCGACGTAGATTTTCAAAATCGTAAGATTTGAAATCAGCGCTTCTAAATGTCTGATAGATTCTAGTCCAATCTTGATTTAGAATTAAATTATTTTGTCTGCTTGTTGTGGTCATTTCCTGTCCCTATACCAATATTTATCTAACAAAATTAAGTGGTCAGATAATGACGGAGTTGGTCTTGTCAAAGTTAAAAGTCATGCGTTCGTTTATGTTAAACGGCGCATACACTATGTCAGCTTGTATTCTAATACCCTGATCTGTGGTATCAATTTGTATTTCTTTTACAGCAATTCTAGGATCGTAATTGACAATGTCCTCTACATCTTTGGCAATTATCTTTTTTACATCGTCTGTAAAAGGTTCAAACAGCATGTCCCAAATCACTGTGCCAAACTCTGGATTCTCTAGTTTTTCACCTTTTCGAATGTAAAAGTGATTCATTAGATCCTGCTTGACTAGATCAATATCATACAGTTTGTAATTCTTGGCAGACTCAACAGAACTAAATCCCTTGTAGGTGAGAACTCCTAGATTGTTAGTAACCTGAGCATTTGAAGTTGCTACTATTTTTTGATTGTAAAGTTTTGTTGATGCCATGATATTCCTCTATTATGTGTTTGATACTACGTGCTTGCGGATGGTGTTAAACTGCCATTCAACAGTTTTGCGGTGAATCCACGTCCTAGCCCTATGCGCTTTATTGTTTCTGCGCCGCCTCGATCAGCATAACCCACTGCTACACGGAACTGCTCACCTAGTGCATTAAAATTAAAACTGGTCCAAGACACTGTTTTAGAATTTAAGAATGAAACCGCAAGTTTGGTAGTAATAATAGGATCATTTGCTAGATCAGGGTTTTGAAGAATCTGTGGACAACCTGCCAACTTGCCGTACGTGATGTAATTTGCCTTGAAGGTTACGCCAATGAGTCCGCGGCCACGATACAGATATCCTTCGTTTGCTGCATTTCCAAATCTACCTCCATACAATGTGTTGCCAATTGCTTCTGGGCCTGCTGCTGCAAGTTGTTGTGCAAATTCATTGGTACGAACACGACTAGGAAACACTTCTCTTAGTCTAGGCGCACTGTAATTCAAGTTTTCGTTTCGCGGTCTGAATCCACATTCGGCTTCAATCTGTCCCAGTGCCATGCCCAGTGCTTGAGCATTTCCTGGCGTTTCCCCTGGGGCTAGATCTGCAGGATTAGAACTTTTTAAACAGTTTACAGGATCTAGTTTGAGTATTTTGATCAACTCTCCCAGGAAGTATCTTTGCATTTGTGTAATAGGCACAGGATTGCTAGGTTGCTCGCCAACAGGGACACCTGCACTAGGTATAATTACCTGGTCACCTTTTTGATTTGCTGCGGTTCGGGCTTCAGGAGTAGTATTTGCGCCGCTGTTTTCTTCGTCTGATGCACTGTTGATCAACGGTGATGCATTTGTTGATACTGAACTGGCACTAGTGCTTGCTTGAGTTTGCGATGGTATAAATTTGGCCGGGTCAAAATGTTCGTGTTCTTTCCAGGGTTCGTGTTCAGGAACACGCCGTGGCCACAGTGCAGGAGTAGCTTGACTAGCTGCACTACCAGGCGCTGCACTTGCGGCTGCCTTGGCAGCAGTTGTGCCATTCATATCAATGCGAGCCGCTGTTTCAATATGATTACCACTGCTTAAAATGCTGGTATCGGCACCAGAACTAAATTTATTATCGCTGGTGCTGTTTAGATTAAAACTAGCCTGAGAATCTTTACGGATACCACCAGTTGCAATATCCAGCGTACCACCAGTTGTTATTTTGTTAGCAGCGCCTACAACTATGTCATTGTTTGCAACCACTGTTAGTTTCTGATTGGCTCCAACTGTAAAATTGTGATTTGCACCAATAGTAACAGTATGGTTGACTCCTACAACAACATCACTATTGTTGGCAACTGTTAATTTATAATCTCTGCCTGCATTGAAATTAATATCTCTAGAGGCGGCAAAATTCAAATCTCTATCAGCACTTATATTCAAATCATTTGCAGTTCTTATGCTGATGCTGTCCTGTGCAAAAATATCAATTTTACCATTGCTGGTCATTTCTATCCAGGTGGTGCCTCTGGCATTGGCAATGTAGATTAGATCTTCACTGTTGTGCATCAACAGCTGGTGTCCGGTTCTGGTTCTAATACGAAAATATTCGCTGTAAGGAACTGTAGGCAATCCTTGGTTGAGTGTTTTTTGTACTTCTGGATCTAACAGATCAAGATATTTTACAGGACCCTCAGCGGCAGTTGTTTCTCTGTGATATCTATCATCACCATCGTCCATTACAAGTTGTGTGCCGCCTAATCTGCTTACAGGAACTGGTTCTGTGGTGTCGCCAATTTTTCCTATCTTTGCTTTTTTAGCATTTGTTCGTCGATCCACTGGACCTGGTGTTGATATGCCAAATACTGAACTAGGAACCGAACGTCTAGCAGACGAAGTAGTAACTCCTCTGACATCGTCCCTCAACAGACCTTGTTCTAAAAATCTATCTGCAATTGGGTGAACAACTTTTTTAATTTTTTCTGGATCTATTTCTCTGGCGCCGCCATTGGTGTCTCCAAACGCATTATATCTTTTATTAATTTCCGCCACAGGCAAAGGCAAAGGTTTTCCAGCACCATCTGTCAACGAGCCGTATCTTGCTTTGTCTACACTGTCTAGCTGATAGTTGGTACTGCCTGCAATGGCTGGAACCATGTTGTTGGTGTATCTACCAGGCACACAGGCAAACCAATAACACTGACTTTCATCTGAGTCAACAAATATAACAAGAACGTTGACACCCACATCAGGCGGAATAAACCACATGCCGTACGATTTTTGTGTGTCGTTGAATCCTTCTATGGTAGATTTTGATCCATCATTTTGTCCCATGAATTCAAACGGAGTATACCCAAAGAATGGACTTGCATATTTGGCAGAGTATGTTTCAGAATCTTCACCTGCTGTGTTAGACTGATCTTTTAATATTTGTACTTCAAGGCCGCCCATGAATGTAGTGTCAAGGTGGCTTATTACTCGTGCCAAGTATGGGCCGTTTCCTAGTTTGCTTCTTTTGCCTTCGTTACTGGCCGACGGTCTTTGTTGTTCTGCCATTATTGTTTTCCTATATCTCTATAATATCTAAAACCGGTCACAGGTTTAACCTGATTAGAAGTAGTTGTTGTTGTAGTAGACGGTAACTGGTTTCCTGCCACAGGTTTATTTGGTGTTGTGGTTGGATTTGCTGTGGGTTGCAATGTTGAATTGCCGGTATCACCAGCAATATTTGATGATCTAGGAGCAGCTGGTTCGGTAATTTCTGTAGCAGAAGAATCTGCTTTAGCAATAACCAAAGGCGTACTACCTTGAGTAGTTTTGTTAGTTTCAGGGCCCTGTGGTCCAGGCATTCTTAAGCATTTTAACTTTTGTCTCCATGTGCCATCTTGGAAATGATTTTCACATGAGTTTACTCGATATATGCCGCCGAACGGACTTTCTTTACCTGCTATAGAAAAATCATATGTACCTGTTTTTTCGTTGATGTCTACTGGCGTTCTAAAAGTCAGATAGATATACACATTGCCGCTTTCGTAATTCATTGTACCGTCATTGGTTATTTGCGACTGTTGAGAAGGTACTCCAGCAAAATAATTGCCTATGCCGCTGTCAATTAACCAGTACGGATCTCCTAGTATTTCTAAACTTACAGAAACTAGGTCAACACTGTTTCCACTAATAAATGCCTGTTGAAAATTTTCTGCCACGCTCTGCTCAACTGATTTGATTCCTGATCCGCCTTTGAGTCCTGCCAGCTGTTTAGGATCACGTCTAGGTCTAGCTCGGCCAGCTTGTGCAGCTTGTGCGCCAGGGGCTTGTCCTTGGCCTGTTTCAGTCGTGTTGTTTGTTCTTTCTGTTGTTCCGCCTTGATCTTGTAGGCTTACTTTAGCGCCATCTTTTTCTGCTTTTGGAGCAACACCTGCATAAAACAAGTTGTTAATAGTGACATCAAATTTTAACACATCTACGTTCTGCCCTGTGTAGATGTATTGATAGTCCTTGGCTACTTGTTTTTGCAATTCTGCATATCCAATAGGAGCAGAGCTTGGATTAGCAAAGATACTTTGATGAACAAGATACGGAACTACTCTGTAGATTATTTTTTTAGCGTAGTCACCTGTTACAGGATCTATATCCAACAACTGAATTTGCACATCAAGTTTGAACCATTTTATAAATCCATTCTCTGTGTTTGCAGGATCAATTGCCTTGGCAGCATAATCTGAACTGAGTACAATCTGATTGATAATAGATGTTAATGTTTGACTTTGACCAAATTGAAAAGCTCGTAGTTTAGGATCAATTGTCATTCCATCTCGCTTGACCAGTCCTGTCTTGTCGTCAATTTGATCTTGTGAACGTTTAAAAATCTGGTTGCCGCCGGTGCTTTGATCAAAACCTAAACTGGCTGTTCCAATTGAGTTTACTGGCTTTGATACAATATCTTCTTTTTTTCCTATACCACCTACTATATTTTTGGGTTCTAGGGCCGAGGGGCTAGCTGTGGCTCCTTTGACCGTTGGAACACTTGCTCCGTTACTGTACATGACTCCGGCTATTTCTGGAAATTCTATATAGTATTGGTCTGGTATTCCTATTTTTCCGTCGTCTTTTAATTTATTTTCATTGTGGTTAAGGGCTGCTGCAAGACTAGCCTTGCCGGTACTCAGCAGTTCAACTACATTACCAACTCCTTTTGGGTCACCAACTAGTTTTAAATCACTGTAGGTAGTGTTGATGTTGTCGGCAAATCCTTGATGATTGTAAGGCATGGCTTCTATTTTGTAGGAGCTGCCTCCTTCATTGACACTAAATTTTACCGAGATCAATTTCATCGGAAAGAATTTGGGCTTGACTGATTTTATTACTTGGCCTAATTCATCGTATCCGACAATATCCATCTTCAACAAATAAGGAGCATTGTCGATGTAATTTAAATATCCTGCATTAACCGCTGCAAGCTGCATGCTTTGCAATAATAGTCCCATTGAATAGGGTTCGTATATGTCAAAACTGAATTTGATAGCGTTGCTGTTTCCTGTTTTTTCACTTGCACCTATTAGACAATTCATTTGAAAATTGTTGATAAAATATTCTGGTGCACCATAAAATGTTTTGGTGCGCTGACTGTCAAATCTACCACCAGAAGAAAAAATTACATTTTTTAAATCTTGAGGACTATTTCTGTATGTAGTTGGATTGTTGTATTGCAACGGAGTTAGGCACGACATTGTCCACAACACAGACGAGGAAGCAAACTGTTCCATTGGGTTTTTGACCAATGCTGGAAGATTCTTCACTGCGGTACCTGCAGTTGTTTTGGTATCCGGTATTACCGACGAAACACCGTTTTTTAATATATCTGTTGCCTTTGAAGTTACAAGTTTAGATATGTTGGCAACCGCACCTGTGTTGATCGTGGAATTAGTAGGAAGTGCAATCAGTGGAGTACCGTCAGGTTTTTTAAGATTCAGGGCTTTACCAAGATAATCTACTATTGTGGCCATATTTGTTATATTCCTAAAAACTTTTCTAAGTTGCTTTTCTTAGGAAGGTATATTTGTATTCCTGGTTCAAAATTGTAGATAGGATCTTTCAACACACTCATGTTGCGTTGAACAAATACCCACCATAGTTTGGCGTTGCCATAAAGATCGTATGCCAACAGATCTGGACGATGACGATATTGATTTTCAATAATGTATTGAAAATCGTCCGGCTCCGCAGGCACTGGGCGAATGTTGAGTAATTCCATGTACAACGAATTTTGTAATGTTGTTGCCCAAGGACTGTAGTTGGTATAGTTTGCCATGTTAGATGTATCCTGGTTGTCCAGAACCTGCCATTTTGCCTTTTGCATAATCTTGTAGATTAAACTGTCTCATACGTTGTCTGTTGTATGCTGGAGATACTGTTACAGTTATGGTGCTCACAATAGGAACCCATGTGTTGGTGTTGAATGTGTTGCAATTGATATAATTTACATCATCTTTTAAATCCACCGAGAACGATTTGATAATAACAGGAACATTGTCAAAAATACTTGCACCGTATCCTGTCAAGTTACAGACCAACGGTGGGTTACCTGCAAGATCTCCTTGACCAAAAAACATTTTGGTTGCAGTTTTGAAAAATGTTGTGGCAGCTATCCAATAGGCTGCATCGCTTTCTGTTTCACAAGTAAATTCTCCACTGATTTGAATATCATCTACAATGCTGGACTTGTAAGAATTGGTTGTATAATTGGAGTGAGTTGAATTTACTGCGGTGTACTCTGCCTTGGTACTGACTGTTATGTTGGGCATGTAGGGCCATACTACCCCGCCGGTATTTTGCAACAAGGCAAATATTGGACTATTAAATGTGTTCCACTGACAAGTGATTCTTACACGCCAGTCATTTGCAGCACTGGGTTGTAGTTTGATTGCCTGACCCTGTTTAATAAATGCTTCTGCTCCAGAAGGAATGTTGGCTCCTCTTTTTAAACTAAGTATATTATTAAGCATGCCGGCTGCTGAGCTGATAGAACCTGCAAGAGTTTGCAGACCACCAGCAAGATTACCACCAGTTAACTTGTTAAGACCACCCTGTATGTCTGCTGCAATATTGCTAGTAGAGCCTGCCACTGATTGCAGCGAGCTTATTGCACCTCCAACTTTGCTTTGTATGGTAGTGGATATATCTCCCATGCCAGAGATTCCGCCCAGTGCTCCTGTAGCTTGCCCAGCTAAGTTTTTGAGATTGCCGGTTAGCCCGTTCAACCCTGATCCTAGCTCTCCAGACAGTGCAGATATTTTTTTGTCTAGGTCAAACTTAGACAATGCTTCTGTTAAATTGGCCTGCGCCTGCGTAGTGGCCTGAGCAACAGCGTCGGATGCTTGTTGGTATGCTTGAGCAATAGGATTAATAGATAATGGCATTTTGGGCAAATTTCCTTGTCGTATAGTCTATTTATTCTTGCAAAAATGTGCTATTATATTACTAACTACGGAGATTCCGATTCAATGATACCAATTATACCAAAAGTAAAATACTTAACAAACAAGGATTTGCTAAGAGAAATACATCTAAGTAAGGTTACATTTAGTTCTTACACCCACACCGAATACAGCGAATACGATTTGATTGTTCCTAGTTTGCAAAAAATCAACATTAGAACCATTGCAGAAGCCAAACGAAATCAAGCATCCAGACTAAGCAAACAGGCACACGAAGCGGCCATGCTTGCAGCAGGAAAGAAGATGCCTGCAAAAGAATTTGATGTCGATTATAAAAAAATTAACAAGCACAATTTAGTATTTCGTGTCACAACATTTGAACATGTGCCACTTACTCCAGGACGCAAAAAAACAATTAAAAATACCGGAGACAGTCATGAAAAAGTAAATTTTCCTCCGTACCAGCACTGGAAGTTTGACGATAATAACAACTTGATATGTGTGGGAAAAAGTCATTGGAAGGGCGATCTTGATACTGGTCACTTCAGCAAGGATCACGGCATGATGACCAACGATCTCGCCCGTATGTTTATCAAGCTGTGCGAACGTTATGCCACTAGAGGCAATGTTCGTGGATATACCTACAACGACGAAATGAAAGGCCAGGCCATATTGCAGCTGACGCAGATTGGTTTACAATTTAACGAGTCCAAGAGTGACAATCCGTTTGCCTACTTTACAGCCGCAGTGACCAACAGTTTTGTTAGAATCATCAACGTTGAAAAACGCAATCAGAACATACGTGACGATGTGCTTGAAATGAACGGAATGAATCCCAGCTGGACAAGACAGAACAGTGGTAGTGCTGCTCATGCACCAGGTGCTGTTACTATCACCACAAGTATTCCTACCGAAGAGCCTGAACAAGATTGACCTTTAACCTAGAACAGTGTATTATTAACTTATGAATCTATTTAAAAAAGTGGCAGCATTTACAGATGTGCATTTTGGGCTCAAAAGCGGCAGCAGAACACACAACAATGACTGTGAAGATTTTGTCAAGTGGTTTTGTAAAACTGCTGTGGCCGAAGGAGCTGAGACTTGTATATTCTTAGGCGATTGGCATCATAATCGCTCAACTACAGATGTCAGCACAATGAATTATACATTGTCTAACTTGGAACGATTGAGTCAAACTTTTGAAAAAGTGTATTTCATCCTAGGCAATCATGACTTGTTTTACAAAGACAAACGAGAAATTAACTCAGTTGAGTTCATGCGCTTGTTTCCTAATATTGTTCCGGTTAAAGAACAATTTACTCAAGGTGATGTGACTATTATGCCCTGGCTTGTGGGCGAGGAATGGAAGAATGTTCCCAACATCAAAAGCAAGTACCTGTTTGGACATTTGGAACTGCCAAGTTTCTACATGAATGCCATGGTGCAGATGCCAGATCACGGTACCATACAAGGATCACACTTTGTGAATCAGGACTATGTGTTTACTGGACACTTTCATAAGCGTCAGAACAATAGAAATATTCACTACATTGGCAATGCGTTTCCGCACAACTATGCAGATTCTGGTGATGATGATCGTGGTATGATGCTGTTGGACTGGGGTGGTACTCCTGAGTTCAAGACCTGGACTGAGCAACCTACATACAGAACGTACCGGCTGAGTCAAATTATTGATTCTCCAGACACTCTACTTAGAGAAAAGATGCATTGTCGTGTGACCATTGACTTGCCTATTACTTTTGAAGAAGCAAACTTTATCAAAGAACAGTTTATTCCGCAGTACAAACTGCGTGAACTGATGCTGATTCCAGAAAAGGTGTCTGTGGAGTCAAACGCTACTCCCATCGACATCAACTTTGAAAGTGTTGATACTATTGTAATGAATCAGATCAATGCAATTGAAAGTGATGCATTTGACAAACGAATTCTGTTGGATATCTATAACAATCTATGACAATAAAAATTAAGAACCTAACAGTGCGCAACTTCATGAGTGTAGGTGCGCAGACGCAAGCAATTGACTTTGATCAAGGGCAGCTAACTCTAGTACTGGGTGAAAATTTAGACCTAGGTGGTGATGATAGTGGTGCTCGCAACGGCACAGGCAAGACCACTATTGTAAACGGCTTGAGTTATGCCATCTATGGCAATGCTTTGACCAACATCAAGAAGGATAATCTTGTAAACAAGATCAATTCCAAGGGCATGTTGTGTACAGTTAACTTTGAAGTAGATGGTGTAAACTATCATATTGAACGTGGTCGCAAGCCTAACGTGCTGAAATTTAGTGTTGATGGGCAAGAACAACAGTCAAAAGACCTAGACGAAAGTCAAGGCGACAGCAGAGAAACACAAAAAGCCATTGAAGAAGTGTTTGGCATGACACATGACATGTTCAAGCATCTGGTTGCATTAAACACTTACACTGAACCGTTTCTCAGCATGCGAGCAGCGGATCAAAGAGCCATTATTGAACAGTTGTTGGGCATTACTATTCTGTCAGAAAAAGCAGAAGCTCTCAAAGATGCTGTTAAAATTTCTAAAGATTCTATTGCTACAGAAAATACTAGAATTGAAACTGTCAAAGCCAGCAATGAGCGCATACAACAAAGCATCGAATCGTTGGAACGTAAACAAAGCATGTGGGCTACTCAACATGAAACTTTGCTGGAAAATCTGCTTAAAAATATAGATCGTTTGAGTGACATTGACATTGATACTGAAATTGTTGATCAACGTGCCCTAGTCGAATGGAATAAAACTAAAAAAGAAGTAGATAGCCTAAACTCCTTGGTTGCTAAACAAACATCAACATTGGAAAAAGAACAAAGAACACTAGAAAAACTAGAAAAAGATCTTGCAAGTCTTGCGGATCATAAATGCCACTCCTGTGGACATGAGCTGCATGATGTCAAACATGATGAAATGCTGGCGGGCAAGGCTGGGCAGGTCAGCGAAAGCAAACAATTTATCACTGAGCATCTAGAAGAACTTGCCACACTGAACGAAGCATTGAGTCTGCTAGGAATCCTGGGCACATGTCCTACTGTTACCTATGACAATTTAGAACAAGCTCTAAATCACAAGAACACCCTGGAAGGACTAGAGCGCGAAGTTACCATCAAGGCAGGAGAAGAAAATCCCTACGATGATCAAATTGCAGAATTAAAAGCAACTGCCTTGCAAGAAATTGATTGGAATGGTCTAAATGAACTAGTTCGTATGAAAGATCACCAAGAGTTCTTACACAAATTGTTAACCAACAAGGACAGTTTTGTACGCAAACGCATCATTGATCAGAATCTGGCATTTTTAAATCAACGCCTAACATATTATCTTGACAAGATTGGCCTGCCACACACTGTAGAATTTCAAAACGATCTAACAGTTATCATTACTCAACTGGGTCAAGACCTTGACTTTGATAATTTAAGTCGTGGTGAACGCAATCGTTTGATCTTGTCAATGTCCTGGGCCTTCCGTGATGTTTGGGAAAACTTGTATCAAAGCATCAATCTGCTGTTTATTGACGAACTGGTTGATTCAGGCATGGATGCCAGCGGAGTCGAATCCAGCATTGGTGTGCTGAAGCGTATGACTAGAGAACGTGATAAAAATGTATTCTTGATCAGTCACAGAGATGATCTAACAAGTCGAGTGAATCATGTGTTGAAAGTAATTAAAGAAAACGGATTTACCAGCTACTCTACAGACGTTGAGATTACAGATTAATGTCAACAGACAGTCATGACAACATGATTGCCGCTTTTCAGGAATATTTCAAGTGGCAAACGAATTTTGAATATAAAAATTCAGACGAGGCAGGACTCAAGGCAAGATATTGGCTATCAAAAATACGCAGTGAAGCACTAACAAGGCGAACAGAAATACAAGAAAAACGACAGGCACGTAAAAAAGCCAAGAAAGGCATGCTAGGCAGACCACCCAAGATAACTAAAGAGTGACATGGACATATCAAAACCAACCTGTAATCGAAATACCCGAAGGCAAAATTGGCTTCGTGTACATCATTACAAATCTCACTACCGGGCAAAAGTACATAGGCAAGAAATTAGCACAGTTCAAACGTACTAAACCACCTCTCAAAGGCAAAAAACTCAAACGCAGAAGCGTAGTTGAAAGTGATTGGCGTGATTATTGGGGTTCGTCCGATAGACTCAACGCAGACATCACAAGATTAGGCCCGGAAAAATTCACAAGAGAAATATTATATTACTGTACCAGTAAGGCAGAACTGTCTTACATCGAGGCAAAAGAGCAATTCGATCGCAGAGTTTTAGAAACTGACGACTATTATAATGGCATTATAAACATTAGAGTAGGCGGATCAGCCAAGCTAAGACAAGCACTCCTAGAACATTACAAGGCAATTTAAACGGTTATAGCTGGCGCTGGCCAATATCAAGCGCACATGAAAAGAGGACCTCGGGTCACTCGGACGTAAATCTCTTGCCGTTAAGAGTACTCAGCAACTATCCTTTACAGGACGAAGATCGCAAGTGCCGCGGTTTTGCTGTTTGAAAATAATTTAAATTAGAGCCCAATGAGGAGAGAAATACTCCGCGTTAGTATCATATGTTAGCGTATAAGATATTAACTGCCGCTGTCGTGCGCAAGCACCAAGAACGTAGCTATAGGTACAGGACAACCGCCTAGGTAATGCTATAATGCTAGTGACTATAAGAACTCAGATAATGTTCCTATATATTTTTGCCCGTGCAAACGGGCAATTGTGACTAACGAATCTAGATAATATTTAAAGTGCTTCGCACTACATAACACTTCTATAATTAAAGAAAGAAAATTGTGTTGAGCGCAAGCGACAACACAAATGAGCTTTAGCTCATTCTTTGTAATAAATACAAAACAAATACTGGAAAGTAAACAATGCGTATTAAAACACTAATCGAACAACGGCTGCAATTGTCTGAGCATATGCATAATTCTCAGACGATTCTGACTGAATCCTGTGTAAGTCTTGATCGTGATCAAAAACGTGTTGTTGAAGGAATATATCAGGCATTATTGCCCTTGATCGAAGCAAGTCTTACAGCTGATCAGGTACAGCAGGTATTTGCACAGGTAGAAAAAAATGCCACTGCTGCTGGTGGAAATAGAACAGGCATTGGCAAGGGTATTGACACAGCTAAAAAAGCCAATGAGATTATAAACAATGTTGGCAAATGGCTGCAAGATACAACACCTGTAAAGGCATTTGATGCTAAATTTGAAAAACTAAAGAATGTTATCAATACCAAGTTTCCAGATAGCAAGATATTAGACGGAGTTTCTAATTTAGGCATATGGGTCAAAGAAAATCCTGGTAAAACTGCCGCAGTAATAGGTGTGCTAACAGCCATTGCTGCATTGGCAGGTGGCCCTGTAGGAGGTGCTATTGCTGGTCAAGTATTAAAGGGTTCTGTAGAATTACTCAAAGGTGAAAAACTAAGCACAGCAGTAGGCAAAGGTTTAAAAGCTGCCGCAGTAGGTTGGCTAGCTGGCAAATCATTTGAAGTAATTGGAGATGCAGTTGGCAAAGGTGTAGCTACCGTAGCTGATAACATGTACCCAGGCGCTCTTAGATTAAAATTAAATTATATTGCTGCCGGCACTGGTTACCCTAGTGCATATGAAAATATAGGTGTAGTTGCAACTCAAGAAGATGCAGCAGCCATTAAATCAGCATTTAATGCCGGTGCAAAAGCCTGGGGAGATCAAGATTTTCGAGCATCGCAACAGGCCTTTGCCAAAGCAGCTGAGTTGGCTGCAAAAACTACAACACCAGAATATTTAGATGCACTGAATATTGTAAATGCAGGTCGCGACCAATTAATAAAACAAGGTCAGGATGCTGTTAAACTAATACAGGGCATCGGGGCAGCAGCACAAGGTGCTGCTACAGGTGCCACCGGCATGGATAAAACAGGTCAGCCTACTAAAGAAAGCTATTATCGTCAGACTCGTCCACTAAGCGAAGGACAAGTTTATTTGTTATTCAACAAGATACAAAGATTAGATGAAGGCCCATTTGATTCTATCAAGGCAGGCGCAAGCAAGCTGGCCGGTGCTGCCGCAAAGAAAATTGGACAAGTTGGAACCAATCTCACTACCAAAGTTACAGCAGATAAATTAAATTCAGCATGGAAGGCAGCAGGAGCTCCTACAGACAGCAATGAACTTGCAGCATTTTTAGAAAAACAAGGTGTAGATAGCAGTCTAGTTACACAGGTATATGCTGATATGAAATTGTCAGGAACAGAACAAACTGTTACCAGTTATGATGATGTTAAAAAATTAATATCCGCACTGGCTAAGAAAGACAGACAACGTATGATGCAATATGTTAAAAAACAATTAGGAGTTGCATAAAATGAGAATTAACGATCTGTTAACTGAAAGTCAGTTACAAGAATTGAACGAAGGCCCGTTAGGTGCAGTAGGCACAGCTATTGGCAAAGGCGTTGGAGGATTAGCCAAGGGTGTTGGAGCGGTAGCAGGCGGAATTGCTGGTATTGGTCGTGCAGTTAAAAAAGGGTATCAAACAGGCAAAGCCGCAGTAGCAGGTGATCCAGATCCTAATGCAGCAACACCAGCAGCACCAGCAGGCGGAGCAACACCAGCAGCACCAGCAGGCGGAGCAACACCAGCAGCACCGGCAGCAGCACCAGCAGCACCAGCAGCAGCAGCACCAGCAGGCGGAGCAACACCAGCAGCACCAGCAGCACCAGCAGGCGGAGCAACACCAGCAGCACCGGCAGCAGCACCAGCAGCACCAGCAGCAGCAGCACCAGCAGGCGGAGCAACACCAGCAGCACCAGCAGCACCAGC